TATACTCATAACTCAAACACACAAACCGATTTTACAATCAGAGCTGAAACTTATAATGAAACTGCTGATGTAAATTATAAAGAGGTTCATAGAGGACCAGATGTAGATAATATTCAGTTATCTATTACAACTGCTGGTCAACAATCATCTACATTTACACCTTGCGAAGAACTAGGTACTTGCACAAGTGCTGGTGAAGCAGTCAATGACGCAGTAAATTTAACTACAGATGATGGTAAAGATTTATTCCTAGATTTAGATAATAAAGTTGATGACGCATTTAAAGAAGTAGAAAAAATGGAAGAAGTAAAAATAGAGGAAATAAAATTTGAGGTTATAGTTGAAGATGACCTTGGTAAGTTTGAAGAAGTAAAATTTGAAGACTTTGTAGAAATGCAATTTACAGATTTCATAGAAGAAAATAATTTAGTAGAAGAATTTAAACAAGAATTAAAGGTTGAAGGAATAACTGAAGAACAGTTTTTTGATGAACTAGGTGGTGCCATGAAAGAAGAACTAGGTGGTGAAATCATGGCAGACATGCAAGATTTTAAAGAGGAGGAAATGCCTAATGACATAACTACTGAACCCCCAACGGAAGAAATAAAACAAGATAGAATTGAAGAAATAAAGGAAGAAAAAACCGAAGAGGGAGAACTGAATGCTACTGAGACCACAACAAATGAGAAGACTGAGACAGAGGAAATTATACAAAGTAATGAAGAAGAGAAACCGACAAGACCAGCAGACGAAGATGTACCTGCTGAATCAGAGGTGGATACTAACGAGGAAGCAGAAGGACAGGCGGAGACGGAAGACACTGGTCAAACTGTGGAAGATACAGCAGAATTATCTGTTGAAGACGGGAAGTCTTTGGACATCAAAGTTAGCAGTATAACAGAAAAGGTAGCAAGAGTAATTAAGAAACTTGAAGAGAAACTAAAACGAGTAGATGATAAATTAAACGCAACGGCATATGTCTTGGCTGTTGGACTACAATCTACACAGCCAGACATATCTTCTTACAGTAATAAAAGAATATATAAAGATAATAAAATTGGTTATAACACCAATGATGACTTCTTTGATTTGATAAATAGAATAGAACAGCAACAAATATACAAAGACGCATCCCTTTCGGCGTACACAAGTAATGACCCAATTGCTGTACAAAACCGTCTCTTAAACGAGATAGACCAAAGGAAGGCTAAACTAAAGGCTGAAATAGCCGCATTAAGGAGCATACAATGAAGAATTTAATGGACAAATTATCCACTTATGCAGCCCTAGTAGGTGTTGTAGGTGCTATAGGTGGTGGTTTTTATGCATGGGGAGAATTCAATACTAGACTATCAAATATAGAAGGTACTGAACAAGCAACATATGACCTATCAGGTATAGAACAAAATAAAAAAGATGTAGCAGTCATCAATGAAAAAATTGGCAAACTAGATTTATCTGGTATTGCAGTTGTAGAAAAATCTGCTGAAAATAATTCAGAAGCAATTAAAGAGAATGAAGAGTGGATTGAAGAAGTAGAAATTAAGGCAAATGAATCAGTAAAAGAAAATGCAGTCTTAAAAAAAGAATTAGAACTACTTAAATTAGAAATCCAAGAACTAAAACTAAAAGCAAAAAATCCGTTAGCAAGTTAGAGTCATGGCAGATAGTACAGACCTAAAAGTCGAAATCAAAGGTCTCAAAAAAGACATTGAGATGAGTAACAATCTTAATAGTAGATTAGATACTGCTATTGAGAAGTTGACAGATGTATCTACATCTATCAAACAGATGCTGGCTGTACACGAAGAAAAAATCCAAAGACAAGAACAAATAGACGAAATCATTTTTGAAAAGTTAAAAGAAAGGGCTGGTGAAATAGACGCAGTACACAGAGATTTAACTAAAGAAATCCAACAAGTAGAAAAAAGATTATTAATAGAGATGAAGCAATTGAAGCTTGACATTGGCGCCAGAGTTGGTATACTAGAGAAATATAAATGGNTTATTATGGGTGGTGCTATCGTAATTGGTTGGATATTATCTAACAATTTCAAAGTTATCCTAGAAATGATGTCTTAGGAACTGGTTGTTTCCTGTTAAAAAAACAGCGCCGGAATGGCGGAGGTATTTTTTCGTATCGGAAGTTTTTTCCACCATTGACAAATGAAAGAGTTTAGTGTATATTATGTGTTGCTATGTCGAGTTATATTGATTTAAAATTTATAAATGAAGTGTCTGCCAGATTGTCGCAGTTTAAGAAGAAAGGCGACTATCTTTTTAACTTTAGATGTCCACACTGTGGTGATTCTAAAAAGAATAAGACAAAGGCCAGAGCATACTTCTATAGAGTGAAAAATGATATGTTTTTCAAATGCCATAATTGTGGCGAAGGACAATCTTTTTCAAATTTTCTAAAGTTTATCGACAATAAGAAATATGAGACATATCTCTTAGAAAGATATAAAGGGTCGGCACCCTCCACGCCTCAGCCGAAGTTTACAGACTTTAAACCACAATTTAAAGAAGTAAACATGCTAGAGGGTCTTCTACCAGTAAGTGAACTGAAAGAAGGCCATCCAGTTTTACAATATGTAAAAGATAGAAAGATACCTAAGTCGTATCATACAAAATTATATCTGAGTGATAAGTTTATGGCTTTTGTTAACAAAGTTAAGCCAAACACTTTTAGTCATACAAAGGGCGAACACCCTAGATTGATTATACCTTTTTATGACACAGACGGAAAAGTATTCGCTTTTCAAGGCCGTGCTTTCGGCAAAGAACAACCAAAATATCTAACTATTAAGTTAGACGAGAATAAACAAAAGGTTTTCGGTTTAGATACTGTTAATCTACAAGAACATATTACGATAGTCGAAGGACCAATAGATAGTATGTTTTTAGATAATTGTTTGGCGGCTGCAGGTGCAGACTTGACATTGAGAATAAAACCTGATAATATAACTTATATATTTGATAATGAGCCGAGAAACAAAGAAATTATAAAAAGAATGTATGATGTAGTCGATAAAGATTACAACTTAGTCGTGTGGCCTGATGACATGCGACATAAGGACATTAATGATATGATACTGTCAGGAATGAGTAAAGCCGAGGTGCAAACTNTTATAAGTAACAACACCTTTGCTCAATTAGAAGCGTTAACAAAATTAAGTTACTATAAGAAATGTTAGGAGATATAGATGGTTAATAAAGAGATTTTAAATGTTCAGAAAAGAAATGGCAGAGGTAGTGAACCTCTTAACATTGATAAGATACACGAAATGGTTGAGTTTGCTTGTGAAGATATTTCAGGCGTTTCGTCATCTCAGGTAGAGATGTCAAGTGGTCTACAATTTTATGATGGTATGACTACAGATGAAATTCAAAAAATTCTTATTAAATCTGCTTCTGACTTAATCTCATTAGATAATCCTAATTATCAATATGTAGCTGCTAGACTTTTACTCTATAGTCTAAGAAAACAAATCTTTGGTAAATTATGGGACCATCCACATTTTTTCGACCATGTAAACAAATGTATTGACAAAGGTGTTTATGATGCAGAAATTTTATCATGGTACGATAAAAAAGATTTTGATAGAATGGAAAATTGGATAACTCACGAAAGAGATTATGATTTCACCTATGCAGGTCTACAACAGGTCGCAGACAAATATCTAGTACAAGATAGAAGTACAGGTGAGGTGTTTGAAACACCACAATTTATGTACATGATGATTAGTGCTACATTGTTTGCAAAATATTCAAAGACAAAAAGGATGAGTTATGTTAAAAAATATTATGATGCTATATCAAAATTTAAAATCAATATTCCTACACCGGTTATGGCCGGTGTTAGAACACCTATTCGCCAGTATGCTAGTTGTGTGTTGGTGGATGTTGATGATACTTTACCTAGCATTTTCAGTAGTGATATGGCTATTGGCAACTATGTTGCACAAAGGGCTGGCATTGGTATTAACGCCGGCAGAATTCGTGGAATCAATGCCCGAATTAGAGGCGGTGAAGTCCAGCACACAGGAGTTATACCATTCCTCAAAAAATTTGAAGCAACGGTTAAGTGTTGTACACAAAACGGTGTTAGAGGCGGCAGTGCAACGGTTCACTTCCCTATTTGGCACCAAGAAATAGAAGACATTATTGTTTTAAAGAACAATAAAGGAACAGAGGATAATAGAGTTAGAAAATTAGATTACTCTATTCAGTTATCTAAAATATTCTATGAAAGATTTATTAATGATGAAGATATTACATTGTTTTCTCCTCACGAAGTACCAGAGTTGTACGAAGCATGGGGCAAACCAGAATTTGATGAGTTGTATCTTGTAGCAGAAAGAAAAACAAGTGTAAGTAAAAAGAAAGTATCAGCACAAACATTGTTCTTTGACATGTTAAAAGAAAGAGCTGAAACTGGTCGTATCTATATTATGAATATTGACCACTGTAATACTCATTCTAGTTTTAAAGATACTGTTACAATGTCAAATCTATGTCAAGAAATTACACTACCAACAGACCCTATCCAACACATTGATGGTGAGGGAGAGATTGCATTGTGTATTTTAAGTGCAATCAATGTAGGTAAGATTACATACTTAGATGAACTAGAAGGATTATGTGACCTTGCTGTAAGAGCATTAGATGAAATTATTGACCACCAAAAGTATCCTGTTAAATCTGCCGAAGTATCTACAAAGGCAAGAAGAAGTTTAGGTATTGGTTATATTGGTCTTGCACACTATCTAGCAAAACACAAATTAAAGTACAATGAAAAAGAAGCGTGGAAAGAAGTTGATGAACTAACAGAGGCATTTCAATTTTACTTATTGAAAGCAAGTAATGAGGTTGCTAAAGAAAAAGGACCTTGTGAGTATTTCCACCGTACAAAATATTCAGATGGTATCTTACCAATTGATACTTACAAACCAGAGGTAGATGAACTTGTTAAAAGAAAACTATCTATGAAGTGGGAACAATTGAGAAAAGACATTAAAGAACATGGGCTAAGACATAGCACCTTATCAGCTCAAATGCCATCTGAATCTTCTAGTGTGGTTTCAAATGCAACAAACGGCATTGAACCACCTAGAGACTATTTAAGTATTAAAAAGTCTAAAAAAGGTACTTTAAAACAAGTTGTACCTGATTATCAAAGACTAAAGAACTTTTATACTCTATTATGGGATATGAAAGGAAATGAAGGATATATAAATATCGTTGCAGTAATGCAAAAGTATTTTGACCAAGCGATTAGTGGTAATTGGTCTTACAATCCAGAAAATTATGAAGACAATCAGGTGCCTGTCTCAGTGATGGCACAAGACTTATTGTCAACATACAAATATGGTTGGAAGACTTCATATTATCAAAATACATATGATGCAAAGAAAGATATTGATGAACCGTCACATCCAGTGGGTTGGACGGATAATGTAGAGGTAACAGAACCTACAACATTAGCAGTCGAAGAAGACTGTGATAGTTGTACAATATAGAAAGGTAACATATGGCGTATTTGTGTGTCAACACACCTCATATAGATGTGTATGTTAAGAAAGAGTATCTATATGATGGTAATAAAGGACACGGCGAACTAGTAGAGGGAATATGGGTAACGGCTAAGTCTATTCAAGGCAGAGCGTTATACTTTGAAACTTATATTCCTGAGTATGGTGCATTATATGATAAGTTACCTATCAGTGCATTTGTATGGAAAAAAGATTATGAAGGAGAAGTGCCATTAACAGAATTGCAGTTATGGGATTGTTTTAGTTATGATATTACAATTATTGAAAAACAAATGCTTAGTGGAAATCAGTGTAAGTATTTGTCGCCAAATAAACAATGGTATCAAGGTTGGTACATGTTTACAATAGATAATGCTAACAGTACAAACTTAGAAAGAAATGTGACTTATAGTGAAGTACCAAGTCAACATAAGTCTTTTAATATATTGAAATTAGAAAATGGTTACTTTGCGGCTCAGCCGAATAACAGAGTAATATTTTATGATAAAAGCTATACTCCTAGTGAGTTGAAGTTTCCGGACTTCAATGTGTCCACCAAGGAATATAGTGTAGAATGTGAACAAAAGTGGACAGCAGGTGATGACGACAAATTTTTCTATGATTTAGAGGAGAGAAAAGAATAATGGCACGAAGCGTATTTAATAAAGACAAGAACTTAGACCAAATGAAACAACCAATGTTTTTTGGTGAAGACCTACAGGTTCAACAATATAGTGATATGAAATATCCTATTTTCGATAAGTTGAATCAACAACAACTTGGTTATTTCTGGAGACCTGAAGAGATTTCTTTACAGAAAGATAGGAATGATTATTCTGAGTTGTCAGACCAACAAAAGTTTATTTTTACATCTAACTTAAAGTATCAGACTATGTTAGATAGTGTACAAGGTAGAGGTCCATGTTTGGCATTCTTACCATTTGTATCTAATCCTGAACTAGAGGGTTGTATTGTAACATGGGATTTCATGGAAACAATTCACAGTAGAAGTTATACACACATCATTAAGAATCTATATTCTAATCCTAATGAAGTGTTTGATACTATTCTTGCTGATGATAGAATTGAAAAGCGAGCAGAGAGTGTTACAAAAACATATGATGACCTAATTGAAATGGGTTACAGATGGCACCTTGATAAGAGTAAAGTTGATTTACAAGAACTTAAAAAGAAAATGTATCTTGCAATGGTCAGTGTAAACATCTTAGAGGGTTTAAGATTCTATGTATCATTTGCTTGTTCTTTTGCATTTGGTGAATTAAAATTACTAGAAGGCTCTGCTAAGATTATTTCTATGATTGCAAGAGATGAAAGTCAACACCTTGCAATGTCACAAACTGTTATCAATAACTGGCATGACCGTAATGATGACAAAGATATGATTAAGATTAGAAAAGAATGTGAAAAAGAAGTTTACAAGATGTATGAAGAATCTGTAGAGGAGGAAAAAAGGTGGGCAACATATCTATTTTCGCAAGGAAGTATGATTGGATTATCAGAAAAACTGTTACACCAATTTGTAGAGTACATGGCGAACCGAAGAATGAAAGCAATCGGTCTAACACCTCAGTACGAACAAAAAACAAATCCACTGCCATGGGTAGACCACTGGCTGAATTCAAAGGGTATGCAAAACGCACCACAAGAAACAGAGATTGAATCATATGTCATTGGTGGTATTAAACAAGATGTTACTAAGGACCAATTTAAAAAGTTTAAGCTGTAATGACAATAGAAAAAGCAATAAAAAAGTGTTCCTCATGTGAGACTAAATATACCGTAACATGGGATATAGATGAGCAGGATTTGGATCCTCTTACTTGTCCATTTTGTGGATATGAGGTAGAACATGAGGAAGATGCAGACGAAGAAGTTTGGACAAACGAACACGAAGAAGAAGACAACGATTGGAATTGATTATAGTTTAACAAGTCCAGCAGTCTGTGTAAATGATGGTGATTTGAGTTTTTATTATCTTACAAATAAAAAAAAGTGGATTGGTCAAATGAGTGATAATATTATTGGTTATGAACATAAAGAATGGACAGACCCCATTCAAAGATTTGGTCAGATATCAGACTTTGTATTTGATATACTCTCTCCACTTGGTACTCCAGAAATATACATTGAAGGATATTCATACGGTTCAAAAGGTCAAGGCCTTTTTCAAATCGCTGAGAACTGTGGTATTCTCAAATACAGAATTTTACAAAAGGGACTTGGTTATACCTCAGTTGTACCAAGTGTTGTTAAAAAAGGTGCTACTGGCAAAGGTAATGCAGATAAAGATATGATGTATGAGGCATTTGTGAAAGAAACTAATATTGATTTGAAAAAAATATTTGATACAGAAAAAGTAGGTAATCCTATATCAGATATTGCAGATAGTTATTTTATACAAAAAGTTGGTTATGATAATTTTACCGGATAATAAAACAATTAGTGATGGTTATGCACCTCATAAGTTTATACATGGCTTTGTAAAACATTGGGAAGATTTGCGAGATGAATGGCCAAATGAAAGTTTATTTAAAGACGAAGGACATGTAAAACCTAGAAAGCATGGACAGAGGCCACATTTAAGAAAGTTTATGTGTTACTCACCATGGCCTGATAGTCCATACTTTGACCAATATAAAATACAGAGGTATCAACTTTCTGAAACATGGGATTATTTTGTAGATAAAATTTTTAGTAGCAAAGAGTATTCTGATTGGTTAAAAGAAACACTAGAAATACCAGGTAATAATTTTAAATATAGATTTGATTGGCATGTGACACAAGGTGGTCAAGATGTATCGCCTCATGTTGATAGTGCAGGTAAATTAGGTAGTCACTTGATATACTTTATGCCAGAGGGTTGGAATGATAGTTGTGGTGGTCAGACAGTATTCTACAAAGGTAAATTAGTAGAGAATTTAAATCCTGAATTTTCAGATTTCAAAGAACATGTATCATACTCAAATGTAGGTAATACATCATTACTATTTAAAAATGTAGAAGAAGGTTGGCATGGTGTCACAGAGGTTAATAGTGACTTAAACAGACAAATATTTAATGTGGTTATATTGAAAAATGATTGAAATTTGGAATAAAGATAAAACAAGATTAGATTGGGCAATAGATGTCCAAGAAAGAAGTGGTATAAAATTTAAGTTTGATAATAACAATAGATTAATCAAAAAGAGAATGAATACCTTTTATACAAAAGAACCAAAGACACTAGAGTGGATTGATAGTTTTGAACCACATGATACATTCGTAGATATTGGTGCTAACATTGGTTTATATACACTATATGCAGCTAAGCGTGGTGCAGTTGTACACGCATTTGAACCACACGCTGGCAATTTTGCAGAGTTGGTAACGAACATATATATTAACAATTTTGATAAAGTAAAAGCATATCCTTTTGCAATTATGGATAAACTTAGTGTTAATCAACTTGCTATGTTATCAATTGTACCAGCACAATCTCATAATGATTTTGGTATGAATGATGATAGAGTAAAACATTATGTAGCAGGTTTTACATTAGATTATACAAAAGTTAAACCACATCACATTAAAATTGATGTAGATGGTTTAGAAGACAAAGTAATTGCAGGTATGGATAAATCACTTGAACTAGTCAAATCAATACTTGTAGAAGTAACAACAACAGACACATTAAAACCTTTACTAGATTATGGTTTTATTATAGATGAAAGTATGACTTATAAATTAAGTGATACTGAAACAAATTATATTTTAAGGAGATGATATGAAAAATATAAAAGGGTGGCACCTGCCTGATTGGGATAACCACTATGAAGCTATGTTGACTGAACACAATGGTACATGGCATTATCAAAAAGAACAGAGAGAATTTGCATTAAGTTTTGTAAAAGACTGGAACAATGCATTGGATATCGGTGGCAACATTGGTTTTTGGTCACAAGAACTATGCTCAAAATTTAAATCAGTAACAGCATTTGAACCTCATCCAGATAACTTAGCCTGTTATGAAGCGAATATGAATCACTATTCAAATTGGCAAATGGAAGAAGTTGCATTATCAGACCACCAAGAAGAGAACGCAGTATTGTTTTCAAGTCCTGATGAAAGTGGTAATGTTAGTTTGTTAGCTCATGGTGTAACTCATGGAAACTCTATTAGAACTCTAAAAGAAGAACAATTGAATACAACTTATACAAATGTGAAAATGTTAGATGATTATGTAAATGATTTTGAAAATATTGGTTTTATCAAAGTAGATTGTCAAGAACACGAAAAAGAAATTGTAAATGGTGGATTAGATTTATTGAGTAGGCATGATGCTGTTTTATGTTTAGAACTACCATGCAGAAATCCACAAGAGAAACAATACCATGATGATATAGTAAATGTTTTAAGTGGTATTGGTTATCAAAGAAGAGGTAACAAAAGAAAAGAAACAATCTTTACAAAATGGTCTAGTTAAATGTGTGCCATTCACGGTATATTTAAAAGAGATGTCAATACCATTGAAAAGATGGTCGATATGGCGCACCACAGAGGTCCTGATGGTGATGGCGCTTGGCATGATGACTTTGTAACACTAGGACATAATCTCCTTTCTATTGTTGACGAAGAACAAAAGTCAAGACAACCGTGGATACATAACAATCTTGTTTTAGTTTATAATGGTGAAATCTATAACTATAAAGAACTAGGCAAAGAGTTTGATTTAACTACAAATACAGATACCGAAGTTATTATAAAAGGTATAGAAAAACATGGTCACAGTTTCTTAGACAAACTAGACGGCATGTTTGGTCTTGCATGTTATAATAGAACCACTAAACAATTGATATTAGCCAGAGACAGTAATGGTATTAAACCTGTTTATTATGGTTTTCATAATCACACTCTATGTTTTTCTTCAGAAATTAAATCTTTATTAGAAGTAGGTTTTGACCGTAGAGTTTGTAAACAAGCATTATCTCATTATCATAAAGTAGGATATAATTCAGGTTATCTAACTATGTTTGAAGGCATACAGAAATTAGTACCTGGAGAAGTTAGAATATATGATGTCATAGAGGGTAATGTAATTGAAAGTAGAAACTTAAATAATTACAAATATGAATACAAAGGTGTAGATGAAGTACAAGAAAGAATTAATCATAGTGTAAAGGAAACTTTAATGGGTCGTAGAAACACTGGTCTATTCTTATCGGGAGGTATGGATAGCACATCTATTTTATATGAAATGTTAGAGTTAGGTGTGAAACCAAAAACTTTTACTACAGCATTCGACACAATTGACCCACATAGTAGATTAAATGAAGATAGTCGAATTGCAAAGAACTTAGCAAAAGATTGGAAAGTAGAACATAATATCTTAAATCAATCGCAACAAGATTATGTTGACGCATTAGATGATACCTTTTATGCATTAGAAGAACCTAGACAAGGTAAATCTTATCCATCTTACTACAATACTAACAAATTTTTATCTCAAAATAATATTACTGTAACACTTGCTGGTGATGGCGGTGATGAGTTATTTGCAGGATATAAACATCATATAACGCCTGATTGGGAACATCATATGAAAAGATTAAGTGGTAAAAATAAAATACTTAAAAATGACGAGCTAAGTTGTTCAATAGATGATATGATGAACTATCTAAACGAATGGTTACCAACCACTCCTATGACTGGTGATAAACTAAATGATTTTTTATATATTGAAAGTTTAACTAATTTAGCTGAAGATTTTTTTATACGAAATGATAAGTTAGGTATGGCATTTAGTATGGAAGGTAGATTTCCTTATATGAATAAAACTATTAGAGATTATATTAGAGCCATACCCAGCGAACAAAAAATTAGAAAAGAGTTTTACGAAAATCCTACTTTATATAATAAGAAGTTGCAGAAACAAGCTTATACAAGAAAACTACCAAAATATATTATTGAACATAGTAAAACAGGCTGGAGATTTCCCACAGATGAAATATTAATCGGTGGTTGGGGAAAAGTTAGAGGGTGGCATCCATCACCCGATACTGGTATCTTAAAAGATTATATAAGAGATATATTAAATGATAAACAATTACAGGAACTATTTGAATATGACAATACAGATATTGAGAAAAGATATTTAAATAATAAAGACCATGCAGATTTACAGGAAGGCCATAAGGCAGGTCCTGGTCTATTTGCACAAAAAGAATTATTTTTAATTTTAAACTTTGCAGTATGGAAGAATGTATTTAAGGTGTCGATATGAAAATTTTAGTGGTCACATCATATAACAATAAACTTTATAAAGAATATGCACATAGATTTAGAGAGACTTATAATTGGAAATTTGATTTAAAAGTCTATAATGAAGATGAAGATATGTATGATTTGGTGCCAGATTGTAAGGCATTTGTTGACAGAAATAAATCGAAAATTATACCAAATACAGATGCAGGATTTTTTATAGATGGTGTGAGATTTTGCTACAAAGTTTATGCATACACACATGCCTTATTAACTGAAAAAAATTATGATTATATTATTGGTATAGATGCTGATAGTGTATTCTATAAAGAGATGACTGAACAGTTTGTAAAAACTAGATTATATTCACCAGATAAAATGATGACATATCTAGGTCGAGGCCAACAATATAGTGAATGTGGTTTTTTAGGTTTTAACATGAAACATCCTGAAACTATTAACTATGCAACTGAAATGAAACGAATGTATGATAGTGATGATATATATAATCTAAATGAACAACATGATAGTTATGTTTGGGACCATATACGAAATAGATTTGAAGGTAAAAGACAAGTAAAAAATATAAACATAGGTGATAACAGAGCTGGTCATGTACAGGCAAGGTCTGTATTAGGCAATTTTTATGACCACACAAAAGGGAAGGAAAGAAAGTTGAAAGGTAGAAGTAAGGAGTTTAGAGGATGATTAACATTTTTGTAGGTTACGATAGTAAAGAGAAGGCTGCTTTTAGCACACTTGCTTATTCTATTTTAAAGAATTCAAGTAAGCCTGTTTCTATTACACCGATTTATTTAGAAAATATTAAAGATGATTTTGTTAGAGAAAGAAATAGTTTATCTTCAACCGAATTTAGTTTTAGTAGATTTATTATACCACACTTAATGAATTATCAAGGTTGGGCATTGTTTATGGATTGTGANATGTTGATGAGAACAGACATTAATCAACTATGGCGATTAAGAGATGACAAATATGCAGTGCAGGTTTGTAAACATGATTATGTACCTAAAACAGCAACAAAATTTTTAGGCCAGAAACAAACAGTATATCCTAAAAAGAACTGGTCTAGTTTTATGTTAATGAATTGTAAGAAGTGTACATCATTAACACCAGATTATATTAACAAAGCTAGTGGATTAGAACTTCATCAATTTAAATGGTTAGAGAGTGATGATTTAATTGGTGGATTGCCATTGCATTGGAACTGGTTAGTAGGTGAATATGAATATAAATCAGATGCAAGTAATGTTCATTTTACAGAGGGTGGACCTTGGTTTGATGATTATAAAGATGTAGATTATGCTGATGAATGGTTTGAATATTACAAAGAACAACAGATATGATAGAAGGATTTTGTACCAGCACAGGAAAAGATGAATTCATAAGAGCGTTTTGTGATACTGTACACACAAATAGTAAGACAGGCATAAAACCATTTGAAGTAGGTGAATGGCCTACTTTTGATATGAAAAAGTGGACTAAAAATCCAGTTGCAGTTGTTGGTACACTTAGAGGCACCGAACAAATAATTTGGGAATGTCAGAAAAGATTACACCCCTTTTATTATATGGACCATGCTTACTTTGGTGCAACAAGAGATTATAAACCTGGTCCTAATGGCATATTATATAGATTAATTAGGTCACAGATGCAATTAAATTATATTGTAGAGTTAGAAAAAGAAGACAAACAAAGAATTAAAAAGTTTGGTAAGATAGATAGAAAACCTTTTCATAAAAATGGTGAACACATCTTATTATGTCCGCCAACTAAAGCAATATGTAGATTGTATCATTTAGGAGATGAACAGTTGTGGATTGATACACAAATAACTGAACTACAAAAATATACAGATAGAAATATTATTGTAAGAAAGAAAGATACTAAAACATCACTTTTAAAACAATTAGAAAACTGTCATGCAATAGTAACTCATCAATCAACAGCAGCTATAGAAGCAATACTTAATGGTGTACCTAGTTTCTGTGATGAAGTATCAGCATCAAAAGAAGTATCTGAGTGTATGTATGAAAACATAGAAAGTCCACATTATCCAGATGATGATTTAATTAATCAATGGGTAGATAGTTTATTATCTGTACAATTTACAAGTGAAGAATTTAAAGATGGTACTGCCTACAATACAGCAACAAGGTTACAAACATGATTTTAGTTATTGGTTGTGGTTTTGTAGGTGGTACGATTGCAGATTGTTTAGAAGAACATGATATTAAAGTTGTACGCATAGACCCTAGGTTGAATGATAATAAAATAAAAGATTACTTAAATGCTGACGGTGCCATTATTTGTTTACCTACACCTACTGAAAATGGTAAACCAGATGATAGTATTATAAAAAAGGTTGTGTATGGTCTAGGTGATATGAAAATTTTAATTAAGTCTACCATACTACCTAATCAAATTGATAAGTATTCAAAGAATGTAATTTATTCGCCAGAATTTTTAAGAGAAAAGTATGCTAAAGAAGATTTTAAGAATCAAAAAGTATTCATTTGGGGTGGTGAAGAAAAAGAAGTAAAATGGTGGATAGACAGGTTTAGTAAATTAAACAAAGAGAATGTGATAACAAATAGAAAAACAGCTAGCATGGTAAAGTATATACATAATTGTTGGTTAGCAATCAAAGTTACATTTTTTCACGATTTGAATAAGAAATTAAGTAAAGATATAAATTACAATGAAATGATAGGTATATTAAGTTTGTTTGAAAACATAGGACCTAGTCATATGAAAGTAGAAAAGTTAGGGTATGATGGCAGTTGTTTTCCTAAAGATGTCGAAGCATTTAAAAATTTTACAGATAACGAAATATTAGATACAGTAATGAAAGTAAACAATAACTTATTGAGAGCAAGATGATTATAACACACAAAATAGCATGGGATAAATGTCTATCACATCAACTATGGCCAGCAATTGAAAAAGGTTGGAAAGATACACCTATGAAACCAATACATTTCTTTTGGGGTTTAGCAGGTAATAATATAAAAGAGATACGACAATGTATAGAAAAAGGTGAAGAGTGGTGGTATGTAGATGTTGGTTATTTAACTGAACAGATTACAAGATACCCTACACCAATTATCAATGATTATGATAAGACATACTTTAGAATTTGTAAAGGTAATATACACACTATCAAAATGCATGTTGCAACACCTGAAAGATATAATACATTAGAGAGACAAGGTATTGATGTAGAATTTAAGGGTTGGAGAGACAGTGGTGACTATGTATTACTATGTCCTTCATCACCAACTGTTACTATGCACATCAATGGTGTTACGCAAGAAGAGTGGATTAAACAAGTAGGTGAAGAGGTAAGAAAACATACAGATTTGCCAATCAAAATGAGAAATAAACCTAGACCAGGAAATGAATGGTGGGGAACTGATATCAAAGATGATATAAAAAATGCAAGTTGTGTAGTTACTAATATGTCATTGTCAGCAGTAGATGGTCTACTAAATATGACACCGGCATTTACACATCAAAGACATGTTGCATCATTTGTAACAAGTCGTAAAATCAACAAGGTTGAAAAACCATTTAAACCAGGTAGAAAGACGGTGCAAGAATGGCTAAACATGATAGCAAATCACCAGTTTACAATACAAGAAATAGAAGATGGCTTGGCTTTCGATATTTTAAAGGTACAGTACCAGAACGCTGGCTAGGATTTGCATTGGCGATGGCCTCTGTTTTTATCCTATCTAGTGCTAATATTTCTACACAATGGGTTGGATGGCTCTTTAGTGTTATTGCCTGTGTTATGTGGGTATATTTTGGTTACAAAGATAGAGATTGGCCTAGAACTTTGATGGAACTTATGTATTTAATTTTTAGTATGAGGGCAATGTACAATTGGTTAGCGATATGAATTTTGCTTGTGTTTGTTATGGTGATAAGTACCCCGTAGAGTATGTACAAAAACTCTACAACATGGTGAAAAGAAACACCACTATTCCTGTTAACTTTATAGTATTTACTGACCATGTCAAAATGAAGAAGATGGTCGAGGGAGATATAGATGTAAGAAAGTTTCCTGAAGAAGACTTACAAGGTTGGTGGAATAAACTACAACTGTTTCATCCAGATGTATATTTACCAGGTGTCACACTGTACATGGACTTAGATGTTGTGATTACAGGCAACATTGATAACTTCTTTACTTATGAATCTCAACTTGAATTTGTAGGCATGAATGACTTTAACCCTATTACCAAAATTTGGAACTCTAGTATCATGCGTTTCTCACAACATAACCTTCAGTCAAAAATTTGGCATAAATTCATGGGAAACCGACCAGAATACCTTAGAAAGTTTGCAGGTGACCAGAACCTAATTTCAGACTTTATTAAGAATGATAAAACATGTGGTTCTTTTCCTGATTCGTGGACACAATCGTATAAATGGTATGACCGAAGTGGTACCAGATACTCCCGAAGTGCCATGACCTATGAACACAATGGCGAATCGTTGGTAACCGTGTGTCACGGACAGCCAAATCCTCACGAATCTACTCAGGAATGGATAATTAACGCATGGAAATAGCTGTGCGATTTAACGCAGCTCCATAATCGTTACCTGGTCTCAAAAAAAACTTAAAAAAAAGCGCTAAAAAGCGAAAAAAGTGCTTGCTTTCTATGGTGGATAGTGTATTATATGTGTATATGATAAAGAAAAAAACACTAAAAGAAAGAATTGAAGAAGCCAAGAAAAGAAATTACTTGACATTACTTCAAATCTTTGATATAATATTAACTAACAAAGGAGAAAAACACTATGAGTAAAGTTAAAAATTGGGCATGGGATTGTGCCGAACAAGCTGTTGATAAGATAATCTTACAAGTTAAACAAAATCTTATTAACAAAGAACAAGCTAAGATTGACATTATGAATGTTCAAAACTTAGATTTAGTAGGAATTAGTTACGATAATGTTGATGAAGTAATTGACATGGAACTGGAGAATGCTTAATGATTACCACTGCTCAATATAACCAAACAAGACAAGACGAACTAGATTTAGTAGCTCATATCAAATCTATGAATGAGGCTTCTAAAAAAGAAATGTTAGAAACGCCTAATTGTTTTATTGGTATGTTGGTAGAGGATCCTGCTCACTGGAGAGAATACGGTGTTTACACTGTAAAACAGTTGACAAGATATTTAGATGAACAAACACTATATGAAACTGTTGCGACAGCAACATCAAAGTCTTATGCAAGAACTGTAGTTGCAGAATCAAAGTATTGGACAGATGAGAAGTTTCAAAAAGAACTGAAATCTTATGGTGCATGGGCAGATGAAGAAATTGAAAACGAAAAGAAGTTTGAACAAGAAACTTATGAAAAATTTGAAAGTCAAGTAAAAAAGAATTTAGAACTTGGTGCTGAGAATAGAGAACAAGCAATCAAGTGGATTTTACAATCTTTAGATTTAGATAAAGAGACAGATGCTGGTTATATCTGTTATAGTCTAGGTCTTAGTTATGACAAAGAATACTTATTTAAAAACAAACACTAACAAAAGGACTAACTATGATAATTAATATAGGCGATTATGTTGAATGTAATCACGGAAGAAGTGGTACAATCATCAATATCGGTATCGCAACAGAAAAAACCGATATAGCAGCCGAGAGTGACAATTCA